GCGATCTCCGCCTGTAATTCATTATCCATAGTTGGAAAGATTATGTTCAACAAAGTTTCTGATGTATCGAGATAGCATTCCAATGTATTTTTTCTTGTCATATTCCTCATAAACAACGCATTCTCCGTCTTCGCACGCCATAAGAATGACGAACTTCTTAACGGGTATATTAGTTAATTCGTAGAACATGCAGGCATAAGCCGCACACTGTACGAAGTAGTGATCAATCCACTCTCTCTTTTTGGGTTTGGATGATGTTTTGAAGTCGATTACAGCAAGTTCACCATCAAACTCAGCAATACAGTCAACAGTTCCTGCAACACCAAGAACATCGCTGTAAAGAGCGGACTCTAGACAGTAGATATTATCAATACGATCTAGAGTGCTCTTTGAAATATTAAACAGCAACTGTGATAATGGTTGCACAGAAGGCTGATCTTCCTCATTGTTCAGATATGACTCCACTAGGGAGTGCATATCCGTTCCTCGACTAGTAGCTCTTGCGGTAATCTTATTTGCTTCTTCCTCACCCACTTTAGTTCTCCAAGAGGCAAACTTAGGTGCTGTGATGAAAGATGTAATCGTTGTGATAGAGATGAATAGTTTCTCTACGTCGTCGATTTTATAGAATCGTTTACCCTCAATAGTTGTTCGGGAAATATTCGGAAGATCAATACTGTTGTGTTTAAACATCAAAAACCAAGGGCAATTTTATGTACTAGGTACTCTTTTACGAGGCCAGATCTTACGATGTCATCAACACCAAACTCAATCAGATCAAATGATTCCATTTGCTGAATGATACGAACGAAATCTAGGATTCCATTCTTCTCATGAGTTTTAATAAGATCAGACTGACGAGCGTCACCACAGAACATAATCTTGGCGTTCTCACCTACACGAGTAATTATACTATCTAATTCGTGAAAATTCAAGTTTTGGCATTCATCAACGATAATGATTGCATCGTCAATGGTAGTTCCACGAATAAAAGAAGTAGACCAGAAAGAGATGGTTTCTTGTTGTTTAAGATTACCATACAACATTTCAAAATCAGAATCAGAAGGCATCTCGAACATGTATTTCACCATGTTCTTGTATGGTATCTGATACAGAGAAGATTTGTCTTCGTGGTCTCCAGGGAGGAATCCGATTTCTCTAGTCGAAACAAGAGAACGAACAATATAGATTTTATTGTACGGAGTATCCTCGCTCAGTACTTCTTTAAGTGCATTATACAGGACAACAAATGTTTTTCCTGTTCCTGCAGCTCCATACGCAAAAAGGTTTTTACCCTTTTTATAAGAATCAAACAGTTTAATTTGATTCTCTGTCAACGGATTGATATCCGTGAGCAAATCCGCACTAAGAGGTTTCCTTCTTTTTTGCGACTTGATAGTAAGACCTACGCCAACATTGTTGACCGATGACTTTCTTCTAGGCATAAAAAAATTAGATTTTTTTGACTCGGGATCCAGGCGATGCAGCAGCTCGACCTAACACATCATTCCAACCGGGGTTTTTAGCGACGAGTTTATCTCGCCACTCACCAACCTCTCCAGGAGAGGGGCAAGTTGATGGGTCAGACCAATCTCTCTGCCAGTCTGGATTATCGTTTTTCCACTGTTCCCAGTCGTGGACGCTCAGAACCACGTCTTTCTGTTCACCAGTGATTTTATTAATAACAGGATATGTTGCCATCAATTCCACTCCAAAGCTTTGGCACAAGTCGGAAACTGCTCAACAAAGATTTCTTTACACTTGTTGGCAATGTCCATATGTTCTTTCTGCGTTCCGTTTGCAGATCTTAATTGTATATAGTGAATCCAAGAGCGTGCAGATCCGGTCATATAAATTCTGGTTGGCGTTGCCAGAGGAAGCACCATTCTAGCACATTCTTTGGCGACTCCCTGAGATAGCATAAAGTTATACACGTCTTGGGCATCTCTGAAGAGATCCTGAACCATTTTATTCAGGAGGAAGATTTTCTCCTCATCCAGATCATCAATAGAGTTTTGACGATTCTTTGTATCTTGACGACGAAGTTCAGGAAGGGGAATCTCTTCAGAAAGAAGATTAGTATCAGCGTAACGCTGTGAAAATTCTTGATATGTGAACGAACGGTGCCGGAGAATTTGAGCCGCAATTGCCCTAGAGGTTTCAATCTCCAGAGTCATATGCGCTTGCTCAAATACACTCCAATGGTTGTGTTTAATGCAATATGCAAGGAGTTTTGAATACTCAGGATTCTCCTGATTGTTTGGATTCGACACTCTCGCAACATACCCCATCATCTTTTCCGCATCCGGGGTTACACTCACCAGTTTCACATTCTCTAGCACACTTCTCTCCTTCATTACGTTTGATTGATCTCTTCACCATTTTAGCATATAACATCTCTTCTTGGGTATACCAGTCAGGATGTTCTTTATACCTTTTGATGAGTTTTTTTGCTGCCTTTTTGTTGGAAAGTTCCTTCACAACCTTACCCCCAATAGACTATAAAAATATTTAGGATGAAAAAAGAGGGGTGGTTAACCCCTCAACTTATCGTTATTTTGCAACTACTAGTTGTGCTAGTTGAGCTTTGTGACGACGATCTTCTTTTTGCTTCTGCTCTTTGATGAGTTGAAGGAAGTTAAGTTTTTTCATCACTTATGACCCTCCTTTACAAACTTAATACCACGATAGGTCTCGTTGTATTGTTGGGGTTGTTGCATCATCTGCTGTTGATATTCGATACGCTTTTGAGTATCGTACTCAACGCCACGATAAACTACTTTCGACATTGGTTTTTCTCCTAAAGAAATGAGATGGTTAGTCCCGTTCCTTCAGTCGGCTTTTGCGTCTATGGGGCAAGACTTTGGAGAAATCTGTTTGATCTCCCAAATAATATCATTCTTCGCTTGTTTGGGAATGTCGTGTTTAATGACTCTCCCAACCATTAATTGTGCCTGTAAGCAAGTTAGAATGATTGCTTCCATAGATGAACGTCCCGTTCCGAGTCGGCTTACTTGCGTCCTATTTAATTTTAGCACCTCATAACTACGTCTTTTCGTAGTTCTAGTAGCAATCGGTCTTCTGTTCTTTGGTTAACTACATCGTCGTTTTTAACGATGTCCATTAGTTCCCACGCTGCGTCACAACTTATACTCACAGGATATGAATTTTGAATAAGTCGTGGCGTTGAAACAGAAAGAAGTGGAACCCATGCTAAAAGCAAAAGTGCTTTCGTCATAGGATGAACGTTAGAGGAATATTATACTCTAATTACAGTATATAGTCAAGTAGTTCTGTAACTTGTGTTACAAATTTAAGGGTTGTAACTGACTTTCGGGAAGAACCAATGGTTCAACAATATCATCTGGAATCTCAGGGTACATTGAGTCAAAATATTCCTTAGGAACAGAAGGTACAATATTGGTGGTAGGAAGTGCCTTAGGAATCTCAACATCAATAACCTGACCAGCTAAGAATTGGTTTCTAGTGATCGTTCTATTTTCTGGATCAAAAGCGACCATGGCAAGAGCATCTTGCTCAATACCACAGTCGCAAATCTTTCTACCAGTCTTTGTCTCAATTACAGAGAAGTAATCTTCAGTCTTATACTTTTTCATAACAAAATTCAGAGTTTACTTTTTCTTTTTGTTGCCCCAGTTAGCAGCACCCTTTTTACGGCACTGAACCAATGCACCCGATGCATAAGCAGAAGGCCACACCTTGAAGCGGCGCTTTACTTTATTATAGCACGCATCCTTCTCACCTGCTTCTTCGTTAGTCACATAATCAGCAGCGGTATCAATATAATCTTGTGCCTTAGTAATCTTGGATTGAACCCAGGCTTCCATTCCACCTTTCTTATTCTTTCCAATCTTTTTATCTAATCTAGATGCAGCATTGCGAATAGACTTTAGTTCAGATCTGATCATCGAATACTCATCATCTTTCTCAGATACTTCTTCGCCCATGGGTTTTACATAATTTTTATTGGGTCCTGGTTTAGCAGCGTCACCTCCCATGGGTTTTTTTCCTTTCTCTTTCATAGAGATGGCAATAGCAGCTTGTTGTGCTGCATTTGCTGCTTCTCCAAGTTCTCCAAGTGCTTTTGCTTTACGAACTTTCTTTGGATTTAACTTACCACCAGGATAGTTTCTTTCATCATTACCCTCAAAGTCAGGATCTACATTTGCACGATGACGTGCTGCTCTTTCGGGAGAAAGTCTATCGGTATGAATATCCTTTCTGCGATTAGGAGCAATCTTATCTGCTGCCCTCTTTTCTTTTTGCTTCTGACGACTTCTTTGTTGTTTGAAGTCTTTCATTGTCATGCCTTCGTCAATGTCATACTGATATTCCTCGGGGAAAGGATTTCCTACAGTATGACCTCTTTTCTTAGAAGATTTGTCATGAAGAGCAATGCTACCCATCTGACTATTAGCATAGTCTTTACCAGCAGTTTCTGATCTCTTAGTTGTGCTCAGTTTGGGCCCTGTTTTCTTTGCACCGATTCCAGCTTTTACATGCTGTTGCTGCGTCTCTCTTTCTGTGCGACGCTCTCTAGCAAGTTCTGCACGGTATTCACGATCCGTCGCTTCTGCCAAGAATGACTTAAATGATTTCATTTCTTTTTCTCCTTCTTTTTCTCGGTGGCGACGTTGATCGGTTTACCTTTACGATTTGGATTTTTATCCTGTTTATTCTTTCTTCTAAATGCGCTTTCCTCTTCTTTATCGGAGAGGTCTGCCTTCATTTTTGAAGAACCACACTTCGGTTTTGTGGTTTGTCCTGGTTGTTTTGCACAGGGTTTTCCTGCGTATTTACCACCCAGTTGAACCCAACCAGGGGTGCCATCAGAAGAGCGACTCTTAGCAAACCAGTCATGCAAAGAAGAATCACCACTCTTGTTCGCTTCAATTACAAACTCCCTGAATGACTTCATTTTAATCCCGCAACACGGTCAATAGCATCACCCAATCTACGCTTGATTCTATCACCTACTCCCTCTTTAGGTTTGGAAGCGGGTTTTGGATTTTGGCGGTTATGGTAATCCATATAGGATTCTCCTGATCTTAGTTTCCTAGGATCTTCCTTTGGTTTAGATGCTGCTTCACGATCTTCACGAGCACGCTGATTGGCACCAGGGCCACCCAGTTTGCGATCTTGTTCAGGATCAGGGTGCCAGGTATCAGCACGTTCTTTAACGCAATCATTAACAAGGCGGCCGCCTTTCATTTTCTTGCCGACCTTTTTCCAGCCTTTCCAGCAAGATTTTGCTTCCTCGTCAAATTGTTTAAAAGATTTCATGCTGGTGAACCATTACCGATTTATTTATTCGTTTGACCTCCACACCTTTCTCATTTCCTGATATACAGGATCATATGCGGCTTTATCTCGAACTACTTTAAAGACTTGTGCTGCTTTTGCCTTTTCATTCACTGCCCAATCTTTTTCTTGTGGTCGAACCACGGGTCTCGAACCCTTTTTATCGTATTTGCGTCCGTCTGAATGATTAGCATATCTGCGGGCTCTTGTGAAACCCATTTCAAGGAATTTTCTCGCCATGTCCATTCCAATGAAATCACCTTTCGACTTATAATTCTCGAACATCGAGTATATTTTAGTAGAAGATTGATGAGCAGTATCTTCATCTACAAACCTCCAGTGTTTGCATATATCGTTAGTATAAGGCCGTACCAGTAGAACTCCTTGCTCTCCCCTTCCAATACGATAAAGTTTGCGAGTCTCTGAATCTGTGAAGTCAAGAGACTTGTAATCGAGATCATAATCAAACTCTTTCATCGTCCAGTGACATCTTCGTATTCAACCACTTTACCATACTTGAAATGTAATCGCAAGCGGGGCCAGTCCTCCCATTTACCCTTCCATTGTTCTGGATAGATTTCAATGTATTTGGTGATGGCATGAACTTGATACTTACCGTGCTTTCCTGTAGGTATCCACTCATAATTTAGAAAATATCTTTCTGGATTATAACGTGGATCATCTTTTTTAATAGTCTCAAACGTAGAAGTTCCCCTATAATCACCACACCACAAATAACCAGCAGGATCTATCCAGAAGTGAGACATAGTTCCACTATATCCTTCTTCAATATCTTTGGTTTGGTTTATACCCATGAAAGGTTCTGGTAAAGGATAACTACTCTTCACCCAGTCGAACATTCCCATGGTTCAATCCCAACTAACGTTTTGCACGAGAAACCCAGGCATCACATAAGTCCAAGCACCTAAGTCATTATGTCCACCAGTTTTATATTCCCACTTGTACTCAAACTTGTTATGACTATCCCAAGTCATGTATCCTTGTTCTTTATCAAAACGACCTTTGATAGTCAATCCATGTTTGTTAGAGAAAATGTTGCGAGTGCGAAGTGCTCCACCCTTTTCACGGGTTTCAATCACCACACAGGTATCAGGATAGGTTTGAATACCCTGCTCCAACATACAGGGAGTTTCATAACGAAATGGACGGTAAAAGGCATTTTGTTCTGGCGTCGCAAGTGCAGGAGCACCAGAAAGAACAAGCAGAAGTGCAATCAGTTTTTTCATTGGGCTTTCAGAAGATTGTGGTAATGAAGGACTTCGGGATTTTCTGTGTCTTTACAACGTGTATAAAAGATTCCATCTTTATAACATGACTTTTCAGAACTTTGCGTGTCATATTTTATGACAGGTACTTGCGAATCTCTAAAATTACACAATTCTCCTTGCTTGCTTACAAAATTATCAAAGCATAATCCAGCGATGAATGGAGCAAGAAGTTGAAGCGTATACACTCAAAGAGCCTCCCAAAATTCATCCCACTGCTGTTTGCACTTTTTAGATGTATCATCCCTATCACAGGAATCAAACGGTTCATCATTCCCCACACCAATCTCAATGTCACGATGACCTTTTAGAAGATACAGGAGATCAACGCTTTTATCCAACTCTTTCCTGTGATGCTTAACATTATCACTTACAGCCGTTACGATTGTCTCATAGACTTCTTTATGAGTAATATCATCACAACTGAGGGCATCTAAAACCCAATTTTCAAGATGTTCCAGAGTATATTTCTTGTAACAAAAATCACTCAACACTGGGCGGCCTTCAATGGTCATCGAGGTAATCCTTGATTGCTTCCTGCATTATAAGACTAACCTGCTCTGATGTCAAGCCGTTCATCCAAGACCATTTTGGGTCTTGTGGATCCCAGTCCATCTCAAAAGATCCATCTTCTTTTTGTATGATTTTTAAACTGTCTTCCATTTTAATTCAAGTTTTTTGTCGAAGATCATAACGTATCTATGTTTTCTAGAACGATCACGCCACTCTCCTTCTATTCCTTTGATTTTTCCACGAGAGTGTTTAGTTCCGTCTGCATAGTAGAAATCTTTTTTTCGATCCGTAAGACCGCAGTACTTAAAGTTGCAAGCTCTATAAATTGTACCAGAATGGTAATCTGAATCAGCATAAGAAATGATTGCTTTAACTTCAGTATCTTTCCGAAGTTGTCTAATCGCTTTTGACACAAACCAAGAAGTGATGTTATATTCTCGTGACTGCGTAATAGGTTCGATGCAAAGTCTTGAAAGTTCGAATAATCCTTGTTGTTCATGTCGTTCAAGTCCAAACGCTCCTTTTGCTATTTCTGGTACAGGGAGACCTGTAAATATGCAAGTGCCAAGACACCCACCTATTCTGAGAGGACAATCCCAATCAGTATCCTTAAAAAGTCCATAATTGAACCCAGATTTGAAGTCCTTGGATAAATCCTTCAAATAGTGATACTGAAGAAGCAGACCCTTTGCTTCCTCTTTGGAGATTCGGTCAATGGAGTAATCTGTCTTCATAGAACCCATTATATCACATATCGACCCTATAGGCAAAAAAATAGCCCGAATTTTTTTTCGGGCTTTTTTGTAATTATTTTTTCTTTTTGGTTTTGGGTTGATACCCCCATGACTTTGGATTGACATTTCCATTTCCAAAGTCCCACCCAACAAACTCTTCTCTGAATTTGTCCCAATACATATCAAAAAGTTTTGTGTTCTTGGATGGTTTAGTCAGATCATAATGCATTTCACCATCAATTTTATACTTAATGATTTTTGCATCTCTGGGAGCATCTTTGGTATTAACCTGCTCCCAGGTTCCATCTGCTACGATAATTTCACATCCGTATAAAGAAAGAGCATCTTCTCGTTCTGCTTTAGTCCATCCAACCACTTTAGACTCGGCCTCCCCATTTAATATCCGGGTAGGCTTCGGAAACAACTTCTCTGTCAATTTTATACTCGCTCTGTAGATTTTTGTCTTTAACAAGATTGAGAACTTTAGCCTCATCACGATGAATTGACTCAAGCAATTCGATATAAAGTGCCTCTCTACGAGTTCTGTTCAGATCATAATTTCCACCAACAACAAAGTTGTAAAATCTCTTTGTATGCTGATTCAGTCTACTCACACCATCAACGGGATGAGACTCTTCATTTGGTTTGTAGGGAACATCACCTTCAGGAATAGCAGACTGAATGGAGTCGTCAAAATTCCAGATGAGAAGAGAAACCAAACAAGGATTTCTATACTCTTTCAAAACTTCGACTTTTTTTGCCTTGGTTCTTTGCTTAGAAACAAGATCAAGAATTTCACTCTGTAATGGGTTTGGCGGTAACTTTGTGGGAGCCGCTTTCTTTACAGAAACTGTTTTAGTAGTCATGATTAAAAATTAATCCTCCTCTTCTTCATCATAATCATCTTCGGTTTCAAACCTAACAGCAATCAACTCATCAGGGATAAGTCTTCCATACTGATCAAACATCTCGGGGTGCATTTCTGCTTGTGCTTCGTATGCTGTGGCATCTACTTGAGACTTCCATACCCAGCCAATTAAAACCCCCATCATCAATGCTCCGACTATCATGAACGCAGTCATTATTGCAACTACTGCTGTTAACATCGGACAACCTCCTATCTTTTTTTGAATTTCCTTCTAGAGGAAATGTAAATGCGGATTTCTCTTCCGAAGAAGACAAATGTCTGATCAATTATAGTGCGAGGTTTTCTTCTCCCTGATAATATTACATCAACACCTTTATTTATTGACATGAAATCAATTTGATTGCCTGGTTTTGATAAACTCAATTGCTTCTTTTGCTCCTCCGATTAACTCTCCATCAATAATAACTCTTGGAAAAGTTGCATCACCAAACTCACTTTTGAATTGTTCTCTGTCAAAGTGCTCATCAAGAGTATACACCACATGTTCGATATTTGTCAAGTCCATGACTTCTTTAATGAGTTTGCAGTGCTTACACCCCTCTTTTGAATAAATGATTGCGTTCATGATTTTATAGGTTAATTGTTTTATATATCAGTACAATCCTGGCATGGTAGCAGGATCATCTAAAAGAATATGTGGTCTCCAAGGATTAGCAATCATTGTTTCTTCGGTTACAATGTCACTAGCAACACTTACTCTTAGATCATGATTTGTAGTATTTGTTCTGTGATATACCCAACTAGGCCACATAACAATTCCACCAGATATTGTTGGAAATGCAACTGCCTCACCTTCATCGAATGGATTCAAGAGATAAAGACTGGTATTAGATGCCTGTGGATAATATGTACATGCTAAGTATGAATTTGGTCCAGACACATGACAGTGCCTGTTTACAAATTGCCCAGACCTTAAACAATTAGCCCAAGTATGAATGTAAACTTTGCGACGTTGATATCCAAGATCAGATAAAAATCTCAGATAGTGTTCACGAATCATCTCAAAAAATTCCGTCTGAACTTTATCTTCTGGGAATCTCTTGAGATGATTGCCGTCTAGTCTATCTCCACTATCGTCCAACAAATTATGTTGTTTCCAATGTTGAGTGAATGCATATGGATCTTCAGTATTTTTAATTACTTCAGAAACCAACTCTTCATCCTCAAGCATTTTCTCACACTTCAAGCAATACTCAATGAGTCTTTTTTTGAAGTCTTCACTTCCATGTTTTGCGGTATAGTGTTGAATTAAAAATGATGGTGCAAAGGGAGTCTTTGGTTCTGCTCCTCTCCAGTATTCAGTTTTACTCATAATTCATGCCCCATATATGCGGCACCGATAGGAATGCCAGAATCATCACTGACTGGTTCAACATATAGTTTTACATCGTCTGGAAGGTGTTTAAGGTATTCATAGTTGGCTACACAGTTCAATGCACAACCACCAGACAATACAATGTTTTTACATCCAGTTTGAATTGATGCGGTTTTCAGAAGATGGGTCATGTAAATCTCAAAATCTAATTGCAATCTCCAGGCAAGATTGGCGAGAGGTTGAAACTTTGGATGATCTGGTGTCATATCATCTACTTCACCCTCAAATTTTACATACTCATAGGGTATAAACTTTGCACCGTACTGAACTCTATGAAAAAGGTCTTGATCAATTACTGAGGGATGAAGTAAGAACGGTTTTATGTTTGGATCTGGTTTACCATAGGCAGCCAACCCCATAAGAATTCCAGATCCAAGTTCACCAAATCCAAGATAAACTGACATAGCAGAGTAAACCATTCCAATGCCAATCTCTGCATTTTGATTAATCCAATCACACTTTGGATATGGACGATCACAATCAATAAAAGTTGGTGTAACATTTTTCCAAACGCATTCAAAATTTCCGTTCTTTACATGATATACACTTTCAACTTCATGACAAGTTGGTTCGTCGTCGTCATACTTTAATGGATTTCCCATTCCATCAGCAACCACAACAACTGCTTCATCAAAACCAGAATTATAATACCCACAAGCAGCATGAAAAATATGGTGCTCTGTAGATATAATTCTATTAATGTGATCGTTTTTTATTCCATAAAGTTTCTTATACCACTTTGCTACTTTATAATCAAACTCAAGAGCCCATTCATGAATGTATTCGGGTTCCCAAGTTTTATGCAACAATCCAGTAATGACCCATTTATCAACTCTGGTGTGCTCTTCCAAGTAATCTAGAACAAAAGTAGGATCAATATCATGCTTGTACCTACTTGCTCTTTCTTCCGAGAGAAACCAGTCAATCTTACCATCAGTCACTTGGCAAACGCCAGCATCATGAGTAAGATTGACTCCCCATACTGTCTTATGCTCTGTCATTTGACATAATGGTTACCAGTTTTCCAAGATCTGCAAGATACAGATAATTGATACCAGAGTTTCTAAGCGTCCACAGAGCATCCTCTACGGTCTCAACAAGAGGTTCACCACCAAGGTTGAAAGAAGTATTGAACAGAATAGGTACACCAGTTCTCTCATAGAATACCTTGATCAGATTGTAGTAATTTGCATTCTGCTCTTCAGTAACAGTTTGAATTCTACAAGTCTTATCAACGTGCATGATGCTAGGAATCTGTTCCGCTTTCTCCTCAGAAGCAGCATTAACGGCATACATCATGAAAGGAGTATCATCCATTCCACGAAGATCAAACCAATCATGAACGTGCTCGGCCATAATTGTACCAGCAAAAGGACGGAACCATTCACGCTTCTTGATAGTATTCACCTGATCTTTTCCATCCTTAACAGTAGGATCAAAGAGAAGACTTCTATTACCAAGAGCACGAGGACCAGCCTCAGATCGACCTTGATAAAGAGCAACGATGTTTTGCTCCTGAATGATATCAATGACCTCTTCAGGAGTTACATCTCTAACTTCCTCACCTTCTTTAAGTTTAATATTATCGTAGGAAGGTTGAGGACCAAGATAAAGTGATTCGTTCTTTCTAATCGTCATGTCTTTTTCTGATTCATGCCAAACGTATTTTGCTGCACCAATACAAGTTCCACCATCGTGAGCGATGGCCTCACAGTATAGATTTACACCTTCGGGGAGATGTTCACGATACTTATAGTTTGCAACACAGTTCAAACCATATCCACCAGCGATAACAATGTTCTTTTCACCAGTCAATTCAATCGCTTTATGAATCAGACGAATCATCTCATCTGAAGTTGCCTCTTGAACAGCATAAGCAAAATCTTTTTGAACTTCAAGACTATCTGTATCCAGGTATGGGAAGATGGTTTTGTCAACGTATGCGCCATTAGGATAGTTAGGGACGAAAAGATTCCTATTACTGAACCTACGTCCCTCAGGTCCCATAAAGATGGGAGGAATCTCAGGATTAGGTTTACCATAAGGAGCAAGACCCATCGCCTTACCAGCCTCAATGAAGGAGAATCCGAGATAATCGGTCATCGCTTCATAGGTTTTTGTAATACCTGGGTGATCAGTGAAGATCACATCATGCAGTCCTTCATCTTCACCACGACCACGATGAGCGTGAGGAACCTGAAGTTTCTCAAAGGTTGTTACAGGTCCACGAACACCAATGTGCTTGTATTTTGTAATAAACTTTCCAGGATAGGATGCTTGGAAAATAGTTTCTAGTTCCCAACCAATACTATCTTCACCAAGAGGAACAAAAGTTCCTGCGCCATCAACAATCAAACATGCAGCAGATTCAAAACCAGAGTTATAGAAAGCACAAGAAGCGTGCATCTCATGGTGAATCATACCAAGATCAACAACTTGAGGATGAGGTCTACTGGGAGCATAACGGTCAATTAAACCAATCTTTCTGGCCAGAGCAGTGACATAATCATCACCAGAGAAATCAATTTTACCTGCTTTATCTAAAGAATCAGTATGTGCTACAACAAGACAATCGAGTTTATCAGTAAACTCTTTCATCTTCAGCAGTCCAGCCATGGGACCACCATCATACTTCTTCCTACTCAGTCTCTCTTCTTCAAGATAAAAAACTAGTTCTCCATCCTTAAGTAAACAAGCGGCTCCATTATGACCACGAGTTACAGCACCAATCCAAACGCTCATTTAGTCTTTTCCTCAATGTCTTTGATAATGTTTTCAATAATTTCCTCAGTTTCCTGTTCATCAAACATCATACAACCAGAATTGTAGTATGAGGCCTCATGAGATCCGAATCCACTCAAACGGAAAGTATCAAACTGAGGTACAAAGTCTTTCTTTGTAATCGTATTAAAGTAATGTGGATATGAAATATTCACGGGGAACGTGCTTCCAATAATCACACTACCAGGAGTGTTGAATGCGTATGCCGCATGTTGTCCTAGACTGTCACAACCAATAAAGTAATCGCACTGAGAAATTGCACCAAACCAATGGCGGATCTCAACATCCTTTGGACAAATAGTGAGTAAATCATTCGGAGCCTTAAACTCCGACATGCACACCACATTATACTCCGATCTGAGTTGTTTGACAAGTTCTAGATAAAATTCAAAACTAAAACTTCTAGAAGTTTTATCAATTACAGTTTCAAGTTCTTCCTCTTTACTAGCCCCTCTACCAAACGGTTGAATGATGATGGTCTTTTCATTACCATGCTCCTTCTCAGCCGCATTGATAATTGCTCTACCATATGCCAGTTCTTCTTCGGTCAAATAAATGTTTGGACGATAGTCTTCTGGATTATCCGAGTACTTTCCATTCCAATGTTTATCAAACGCTTGACCAATACTAATCTTCTGATTGTAATATTCCCAATCGGTATATGGTTCTGCCTCAATCCATTCTCTATCTTTAATTATATCATTGAAGATGTTCTTCATCTCAGAATGATATGACTTTGGTTGAAGAATTTTATTTCCCCAAACAAAATCGAGACTAGAGTTTGTCATAACCCTATTCTCTGGATTTGCTTGAACAAATCTTTCCAGTGGGCGAATTGCACTCAGCATTCGGCCAAGTCCGCCATTGGTAAAGGCAATCTTTCCCTTGGGGGAAGATTTTTTAGATGCTGTCATTATCGATAAAGATGATAAAGAATAATATCTGTACTATGTAGTCCTATTCTAACACCCTTCCGAGGTATGCACAAGTCCATCCTCAGGGTTCAGATATTCTGCCACGGAAATGTAATTATAACCAGGGAAATCCTCTTTTGCACAAGTAAAGTTCTGATACTTTCCAATCAAATGCTCAGGAAAAGGAATGTATTTAATCTCTCCACCGTATACTTCAACTACTTTTTCAGCAACATACTGGAATGATACTGGTTTGGATGTGCCAACATCATAGATTCCAGAGGGAACATCCTCATAAAGAACAATGTCAACACAATCACCAACCCAAACAAAGTCTCTCAGAAACTCATCTGATCCTTCAAACAGTTCAATGTATCCTTGTTCTTCAATCTGTTTGATAAACTTACTGATAGGGCTGGACTGATTGGCAAGAATTTTCTTGTCCTCACCAGTTCCATACACATTAAAGAATCTGTATCCCTGAATTTCTTTGAACTTATCTAGGTTGTCCATGACATAGTAGTCAATAGTCAACTTACTCAAGGCGTAATAGTTCAAAGGATTGTATGAATCATGCCCATTCATACCATACACAGAGGCCGAGGATGCATACTTGACTGGGATTTGATATTCGATTGCCTTCTCAAACAAACGAAGAGTGAAGTCAATATTGTAAACGTAGTAATCTCTCAGATCTTTACCCACGGTGCTAGAGTTTGCACCCATGTGGATGATCTTAGTTACTCTATCCCAAATTTTAAATTGGTCAAAGAAAGTTAATACCTCTTCTTTCTCAACGCACACAACTTCTTTATGCTGTGCTTTCAAAGAATCTAATAAATGGGATCCAATAAAACCTTTATGTCCAGTCAGAATAATCATAACATTCTTGCAGCACCCTGTATATATTCTACCACATAAATAGCTAAAATTGTGGGCTCTGTCAGAGGAATCAGCGTGGCATCGAGAATTGGAAAGTTAAATTCGCTCAAGACCACACGAAATCTGGGTGTTAACACCAACGCCATTCTCTACACATCAGATGGCAATCTTACAGGTGTAAACATCGATATCGTGAACCAGGGCTCCGATCCTGCGAACGTAACCGTTGGCGTCGGTACAATCTTTGTAGAAAGAAATAACGGTGTTGGTATAAGAACAGAACTTATTGTTGGAGATTCAGATAAACTTCTGACTGGTGTAAGAATTGATGCACTAGAATCTCTCAGAATTTCTAATGTTGGTATCCGTAGTGGAGATAGTGTCTTTATTTCATGTACCAAACCAGATGTAAGTTTCCTGGCTACTGGTGCTATCGAATATAGAGACGCTGTTGCAACTCTCTTTGGAAAAGGAACTGCTATCAAGACTGGAATCACAACCCAGAACATCAATAGAAATCTTCCAATTCTAACAGCGACTAACCCAACAAAAACAACTCTTTATGTTTCCAACGCAAACCAATCAAAGGATGCTCGAATCACGATTGGTATTTCTTCTGGAACTGTAGAAGAACTTCTTGATTCTGATTATATTACCTACGCAAAAGGTATTGCATCGAATGAAGCAGAAATCTTTGATGACATTTTCCTTCGTTCTGGTCAGACTCTTTGTGTCAAATCATCCATTCAGGATGTAAACTTCCTGTCCTTATCAGTACCAGCAGACAAAGACTTTGCAGGTGTTGGTGATGACTCCCTTTATCTGAACACGAACATCTCGGCTCTTGGTATTGGATCCGATGGTTTTGGTTTCTTTGGTAATGTCTTTGGTAATATCTCTGGCAATATCTCAACAACAACTGGTGTCTCTACAGTATCTAACTTACAAATTGGTGGAGCACTTGGCATTGCTACAGTTGTACAAGGTGTTGGCGTTATTACTGGATTGACAAATGTCTCTGGTATTAATCCTCAGTCTGGAAGAAACACTGGAGTATTTGCGATTGCAGGTCATCCACTTGCAGGAGCTGGTGGAACTGGAGCATCATTCTCCGTAGATATTCTTGCGGATGGATCTGCAACGGTAACTATTCTGAATGGTGGATCAGGACACTCTATTGGAACGTCTCTCCTGATACCACGTCAAGGAACTTATGAAGGATCTTCCGATATTATAGCACAAATTAGTGGTATCGGAAATCGCATTGGTGTAAATACTGCACTAATTGTTGTTGGTGATGCTAGAATCACTGGAATTTTAACCATTGGTACACAAAGTATTACCCTCAATGGTGGACATGACTCTAGGATAAGCGTAGGAGGCACGTCAACGCTGCACTCTACCCGCTTAGAGGTAGGCACCAGCAGAATGGACGAGACAAGTCTTACAGCGGTGTCTCTGAACCTCTCCGGCGTCAGTACAGTATCGACTGTATTTGTTGGTACTGGTGTTACCTTACAGAGTGGTTTGATTCATGCTGAGAGACTATCCACAAATGGTATCTCTACATTCTACGGACAAAACTACACCGCAAGATTAGCAACACAAAACTATGCTGCTGATCTTACAGGTCCATTCCATGCAACCAAAATTGCAACTCTCGATGACGGTCTGTCGGTAACTGGTGTTGCTACATTTAATCAGGAAGTTAGATTAACCGCAGACACACCAGACATTCGTGTCGGAGCAGCAGATACTCAAAGAGCCGCCTCTGTGCAGTACGTTAAAAACGAGGCTGCAGAGAGTGCGGCTGTTGCGTTCTTCTTTGGTGCTCTTTGATCAGAGTTTAACGTGATTAAAGAGACCAGAGGGAGGAGCAGAAAAAATAAGGTCTCTGCTGTGTGTCCACTCACCACTAATTACCTTGTTAGGCATGTCTCTAAGTTCTTGTCTCCAAGCAATAACTGCATTCATAATGGAGTCGGGAACATCATCGAGAAGCATGAAGTAATCGCTTGCATCTAACTGCTCATCACGAATTCTACGAGCTTCCTCAAGAAGAGTTTCTCCTCTATCAATCTTGGGGAAAGTAAAAGTTCCAAGAGTGAAATCATATTGAGGACCACCATTTGTAGAGGGTCCATAATACTCTGCCCAAGGAGTCTCTCCTTCGGTAGGATCATCTACAAAAATAGCATAAGCCTGTTCCCACTGAGGATGCTCATCAGTGATCCAAACAAATCTTACTCCCTCGGGCACTGCCTCTGCAGGGGGTTCTTCATGTTCTCTATATGCCCAGGTGTTGAAGCAATAACCGTTTGCTTCCTGCAGCATTAAACCAAACTTTGCCATTGTTCTCCTTTATTCAAATCTAATGCGAACGAGACCAGTACCGCCGTTACCAGCTTGATAGCAGCAGCAATTGTAGTTGCGAGGACCATCTCCACCGCCACCAGGAAGAGCACCAGGATCGCCAGGACGACACTGGCAGCAATGCTCATGAGAGAACCACTTAGTTCCAGCAGTGAATGCAGCACCGCCAGCCCAACCAATCGAATAGTACTGGGCATCAGAGTATCCTGTCTGTCCTCCAGTAGCACCATTGCCATAGATATTTCCACCAGATCCACAACCAGCTTGGTTAGACATGCAACCACAGTGACTATAGCAACCGTTTCCAGCCATGTCTGCACCACCGCCACCGGTTGCACAGAAAGAAGAAAGGTTATATCCAGTCACATAAGAAGTTCCACCGTCTTTACCCCAGCAGCACCAGTGGCGACCTAACTTACCAGTTACGTCTTCGTTACCACCACGTCCTACGCAAACCGTATACTGACAACCAGCAACAGTAGCAACAGAAACAGCACTGTATCCACCACCAGATCCGCCGTGACCATGGTGATAGCAATCGCAGCAGCAGCGAGCAGATCCTCCACCACCGCCACCCCAGGCTTCAAAAGTAACTCTGGTTACGCCAGTGGGAACAGTCCAGGTGTAGTTTCCTGCTTCGCAGAAATCAACCATGCGGACACAACGAATCTGACATCCCGTCTTGTCATTATCATCAATACACCTGCCGCAAGCGTCTTGATAGGTAGATGCAGAATATAAATTTCTAGCCATTAACGTATCCCTCGGAGCTAAATCTAGGTGTTACACCAGGAGCAAATTCTGTTTGTGCATAATATTTTGAAAACATTCCTGCTTCTCCAGCGATTTTTGCCTCACTGTTTGAAGTGACGCTGGTGGACCATGGTTGAATGGGCCAAACAAGATCGAAGGTTTTACCCTTTACAATCTCAAGATTATTTAGTTCCGCAACATATGCATCAATAGCTGCAGCAAATCCAGGAGTAATATCTCTTACTTTTTTACGAATTGCTGCTTCTTTTAATAAAGTTTCTCTATTAGAGAGGGCGATCTCCAATGCGGATTGTTGGGGATCTGACGGAGTTTTTTCTACAATACTTGGTTTAACAAAAAATGCATCCCAAGTTTGCGATTCAAAACTATATCTAGTTCTCTGATCATCGACGATTCTAGTGTCAGAAGGATCAGTCATGGCTGTTTTCAAATCGCCAGTGACTTCAACCCACGTTGCTAATTGATCTGCTTCCCACTTTTCTGAGGTGGGAACAACATTAGCGACCTTGCGGAAGAAATAACCTTCATCAAGGTGGGTTTTTCTATAAACAAGTGCCCAATACTTTGTTGTTGCCATTTTTCTCCTCAGTATGTAATTCTAATAAGACCATTGCCGCCCTTACCAGAGCAAGCACAACCATCGCAATGATCAGCCCCTGCCATAGGATTGACTCCACCGCCACCACCAGGGAAAGTTCCACAGCATCCGCAAGATTGATCACCAGCGCCACGGCCTTGACCGCATTGATAGCAGCAGCACACTCTGCCTTGCCACTGATCAGGACCTCCCATGGGAGCTCCAAAACCACCAGTTAAGATGCAGTTCTCAAAACAGGTATGTACTTCTGCCCATCCACCACTTAAGTTAATATCTCCACCAAAGGAACATCCACACTTCTCAGTGCTTCTCCACCAACCACCAGTGCAAGATCCATATTGAGAGCAGTCATTACACCAACTGCCGCCGAGGCCGCCGTCAGCGTAAAGTTTTCCACCCTTGTAAACGTCACTCTCAGCACGTTGGTTGTTGCAATCAAATCCTAAGTTACATCCTTTAACGAAGCTTCCACAACCTCTACACTGACATGCGCTAACTTGGTTCGCATTCCAGCAAGCGTCCCAGCCACCACCACCTGCACAGAGGGTATATTGCCATCCGGGTTGAACCTTAATTGTCTTGGCTGCATATCCACCAGGAGATCCGCCAATACCAGGATAACAAGAACAGCAGCACTTGTTATTTCCTTGTCCACCACCACCCCATACTTCAAAGGTAGCACAGTAAACACCTTGAGGAACTGTCCAAAGACAGCATCTATTAACGGATCCAGTACCTGTAGCTGTAGTTCTGTCACCATCCTCAGGAGATAACCAAAAAACTCCTGTACATGCTAGATTACAGTCGTATCCTTTTGTTGAATGTCTTCCCATTGTTTACTATACTCCTGTTGTGCTGATACCAAGACGTTGATACATCTCCGTGTACCAAACATCACCTCTTCTAACTTTAGAGTCGGCAATGACTCTCATGTTGGCATTTCCAGCCTGAATGTATTCAGACATTGCTTCGATTTCAAATGGTCCCTCAGGGAATTCAAAATCACAAGGATTATCATTTTCAAAGTCTACATTATCAAATAAGATTCTCAGATGAGCTCTGTAATCTCTCCACATTTTCTGTGCATATTCCACATCATGATAAATTGCAGCGGAATAAGCGTAATCACTTTGATCAAGAAGAGCGTTTCTATTAGTGATTACATCATTCCAAGTAATTTCACATTGTTTCTGAGCATAATTCCACTGCTGATTATCAAAATCATAAGTGGATTTCCAGATATCAATATCAAAATGAAGTTTACCTTCAATTGCAAGAAGAACATCATATACTGGTGTATCTTCTTCAAGAGTTACATACTGATATCCACTGGGCGCTGGACTCTCATTACCAGCACTGACAATGGGATAGGGACCGATTCTACCAGTAGATGTATTTACTAATACTTTATAGTCTGCCATTGTCTTTCTCAGTATGTAATTTTAACCATTCCGGGAGCGCCTGGGCCACTTCTACCTGGGTTGCAATTGCAACCACTTTGGAAGTGTTGGCCAGCTCCACCGCCACCAGGAATTCTACCATGCATCATTGGTTCAGGGAAACCAACATATTTGCCCCAACTGTTGTCACCCATTTTTCCACCCCAGCAGTTATACGATCCGGAGTGATTATGTCCTGCTCCGCCGCCGCCAGGGCCTGCTCCAGTGCCACCCCAATTCTTAATTGTGTAGGGGTTTCCACCATCAGCATATAAGTGCATGAGTCCACCATTGCTATGAGCATGGTAATCATACCCATATGAAGTTGCGCTTATTCCAGGAGTGCCACTAGAATAAAACATACATCCACAGTAAGAATAGCAATTAATACCGAAATCACTTCGGCCTCCACAACCACCCTCTGCACAGAAATTAGTAAGTCCGACTCCAATTACAAAACTGTTTCCACCGCTAATTCCATTACAGCAAAGATTTACAGGAGCACCAGTAAATTCACCCTCCTGGTAGGTCATGCCGCCAGATCCAGCACAAACGTAGTAGTAATCTCCAGGAGTTACGTTAATAGATTTTCTAGCGTATGCACCTCCCATACCTGGGCCGCCAGATTGACAGCAGTTACAGTTAGTACCAGCGTTTCCTCCACCGCCGCCGCCGCCCCATAATTCAAAGGTGACGTGTTTTACACCATCAGGTACGATCCAGCAGCAAGAAATTCCGTGGACTTCGCAACAATTAGAATCAAGAATGTACTGAATAGGCATGTTACGATACTCCTTCGATTCCGTATGCTACAGCAGAAACAGTAAGAGATCCTGTCACGGCAGTTGCCGAAACGGTAATTGACTTACCAGAAGCGACTACGATACCAGTTCTTTCAAGAACACCACCAGTGTTTAGAATGGCATCATATTCAAGATATTCACCAGCAGCGGGCGAACCAGCGGTATTGGTAAGAGCAATTCTTACTTTACACTGAGTAGAAGACCTATTTACCATCGAAACGGTAACAACAGAATAAGTATTCGACGCCATTGCGGGAACCAAAGTTTGGTCCGTCGCTGATGTGATATTCAACTTATTATAGTTAGCACCAGCCATTTTCTAATCTTTCCTTGCGTTTGTGCAGTTAATGTTATTTATAAGAATACCCCCCAAAGGGGGGTTATGGAGTTATAAACCCAGAATCAAATGGATCCCGAGAAGTATTGGGAAGGTCCAACCTGATCGTCAACATAGTGACGTGTTGCAGCATACATGCTAGCAGCATATCCAGGACCAGGATCAGCATAAAGTTTTAAGGCCCCAGTCATGGTGCTTCCAGCTCTAGCAACCAGAGTGTTATTAAGTCCAGCGGCAAGAGTGTCAACATAAGTCTTAACTGCTTGCTCCGTGGGTACGGCCTGGTTAGAGTTACCCGACAGTGTTCCGTCAGAGGAGAATTCGTTAATCGATTCACCAATCTGACCACCAATAGCACCCAGTCTCAGTTCAGTCAGACCAGACAGGTTGAACGCCGAAGCATCCAGGGTTGCTCTACCAGTTAACTGATCAACCGAGAAGAAGTCACCAACTCGGAAGTTACCACCTTGGTCAGTAGAAACGAAGAACACTTTACCACCAAGTCTTACATTGGTTTCATTACCCTGCTGAACCGTATCATCATTAACATTAGGATAGTTGGTTGTTACAGAGTTACCAGTACCAACACTCAGGAAGTCGTGTCCTGTCAGACGCATTTGCGAGAAGTTGGTTCTCATTTGAATGAGAGAAGTGCTTGTTCCATCATCAATTGTTCTGAGTGTTTTCTCAGGAGCAATGCTCAGTGTAGCACGACCAGTGGCAGTTGTAAATCCAGTAACAGCAGCAATAATATAGTAGTTGTTATCAGTGTTGATTCCAGCCGCCACTGTTGTGGTTGTAAACGCTACGTTGTCTCCAACTCTAGGAGTTGTAGAGAGTCCAGCAACTTCAATCAGAACACCTTTCTGCCCACCAACAGATCCAGCAACAGAAGCAATACCAGCCGATCTACCACCAGCGATGTTAACTGTCTCGCCAGGAATAAAGGAAGTGGTTCCGATACCAATGGAAGGATCACCATATCCAGCGTTGTACTTGAAGATGATGTAGTCGCCAGCAGTCTGGTCATTCAGAATTGTGGCTCTAGCACCAGAAGTGGCACCAGTCATCGCAAGTCCAACAGCAAGAGGTCCGTTGACTATAGATCCAGTAATTGTTTCAAATCTATCTCCATATACACTGGCAGTTCTTGGTGTTTCCGAAGTCGAGAATCCAGAAGCAATTACACCGTAATCGCCGTAAGAGTTGTTACCACCAACCGAACGAACTCTAGCACCTTCTCCAGCGAAATAACCCCAGGAGCAGTAATATGTGAAGCAAGAAACAATCTCAGCACGAGCGTCTTTATCAAGAACATATCCAGCACCATCACTATTAATCTGAGTGAAGGAGTCAAATACCATCGACTTGTTACCAACGGTGTGAATACCACCATCGATGAATACACCTACACCACCATGAGAGAAGGAAGTACAATCCTTAAGGTAAGGAGACTTTCTTAAGATTGGAGATTCTGGATTTAGAGCACAGAAAATACCACAAGCAGTAGTTCCAGTTCCAACACGAATATTGGTTTGTCCAATATCAAATGGTGCGTTAGGATTATAAGTAAATCCAGTCATACCCTTCAGGGAGAGTCCCTGAAGAACGCAACCATCAGAAAGTTGGAACATTGTCTTTCTGTTGTTGGGAGTAACACCATCAGTCGAAAGACCAGCCGCAGGAAGAATAGTTGTACCTCTGAGAGAATCACCAACAACGGAAACGTTAGGATTCAGTCTGATGGGCAGTTGCTCAAAGAAGTCACCAGCGGACAGTTTAAAGATAACAGGAGATACATCGGTAACAGTTCCGCCCTGAACATATTGAAGATCAACAGGAGCAGTACCAATGTTAACAACCAGAGTGTTATCGTCTACTCTGTTAGAAACATCAAAGAAGAATCCGCCGCCGCCTTGGCCTCCTCTTCCACCGAGTTGCTGACCATTAACGGCAGGGAAGATATTGCTGGAGAATCCAACTTGAGAAACTAAGGTTGCAGTAGAGAATGCAATGTTATTGAGTCTGATTCTGGAACCATTAAAAAGAATTCCATGATTCGGAACAGTAATGGTAGCAAATCCAGTTACACCATTGTATACAAGGTTGGTAATTGACTGAGGTCCAGTAGCACTAGTCAGAGCAACACCAAGAGTTTTGTATGCAGTAGCAGCGGAAGTTCCTGTCTCGGTATCATTACCAGTAACAGGATCAACGTACAGAATCTTAGTTTGTACACCAGCATAATCCCAGAATACATCTGTTCCATTGGATGTAAGAACAGTACCGAGAGATCCAATACCAAGTCTTGCGGGAGCAGAAGCATTTCTATAGAGAAGATCTCCTCTAGTTGTCAAGAGAGCAGTGCTATCTCCAATAGCAAACGCAGCCCACTTGCTAGCGTTTGTTCCGGGAATAACGCTCATGTTAGAGGATGCTACCGAAACATAAGCAGACGATGCATACTCAACAATATCATTGAGTTCGTATGTCGTTGCTGTCGCCCAAGTTCCAGCAAAATTAAGACCTTTAACTACAAGTTGCCAGTTCTCGGTGCTACCAATTCCAAGGGGGTTGATACCACTTACTTGAGGAGAAATCACACGATATGTGTTACCACCAAGGGTAACCATATCAGATTGGTTATAAGTTCTGGTGCTGCTATAAGTTCCAACAGCAGCCGTGGTTCCTAAACCTACAGCAACAGGGTTCCAGAAAGAATCAGATGCACTTAAGTTTGGTTGATTTCCTAGAGACTGAGAAATGTTAATGTAAGCATTACCATTAAACTCAACCAAATCTCCAGGATAGTAGATGCCAGTTGCAATCCATCCACCACGATGCTCAACACCATCTGCAAGAACGGAAAGATTACCGTATTCTACAGTTCCGCTGGCATTGAAAGGCGTTGTGACTCGATACTGTTTAGGACCAATCTTAATTACATCATTAGGTCCATACTGAACAGATGTAGTATAAGCACCAACAACATCCAATCCAGGATTAAAGATAGTCCACTTACTAAAGTCAGTAGAATACCAACTAGATGTAGTAGCGGCTCCAGTATGCGCTTGGTTACAACGATAAACGTTACCACCAATGGTAATGAGTTGGTTTACGTTGTAATATGTATCAGGTCTCCACTCATCAGCAGGAGTAACATTCTCATTGTATGTACGCCAGTACTGATTCTGATTCTGAGATGCCCAGAGAGAAGTAGAAGCAACGGATACATGGTTGGAGGTACAGATATACTGATTACCACCAAGTTTAATTACATCGTTAACGACGTAAGTGGTTACAGTACTAAATGCACCTTTAAAGGTGAATCCTTCTACATGAAGTTGCCAATATGCCGAATCGGTCGATGCCCATGCAGTAGTACCAATACCCGTAGAGGTGTGGTTGGTAATACAAACATAGTTATTAGGACCAAAACGCATAATGTCGTCAATGACATATGCTGTCGAGGGAGTCCAGTTCCCTGTCCAGTTAAATTTTAAACGCCCTAAACGAAATTCAGCCATTGTTCTCCGTCGTTTTTATTTTGGTCCAACGCTATCATAGTCATATGTCCCGCCGATTTTCAGGACAAAATAACCGTCACTGTCAATGAAATAATTCAAGTTGCGTGAATCGAAACGTATCTGTTGATATTTATCTGCTGGATTATTGAGAGCCTGCTTCTCAGCAGTAGTTTCTTCAACGTAATCTTGCCCCTCAGTAACTCCAGGAATTTGTGTTCCGTCTGTTCTATGAAGGTCAATCGCAGTTTCATTGGATGCACTATTAATCTTAGTCAACCACAACATATCATCAGAATCTCTACGCAAAGCGTAGACAAAATAGTTCGCTGAATTAGCGATGCTACCAGATAGATTGCTTAAACTAAGTGACATCTTAAATTCCTACTGGATTTGCGAATACTTTCCATAAAGAACCGCTCCAAATCAGCTTAACCTGAGCAGGAGCATCAAGATAAAGAGGACCATCAGATGTATTCAAAAGTTGATTTTGAAACTGTGACCCAATACCAGAGTATACCGTTACATTATTTATGTTCCAAGAACTTCCCTGATCTAAGATCTCAATCCAATGTCCTGTTTGCAACCCAGCTGTGGGAAGATACACAGTACATGGACCGTTAGTTGTATCAATAAGATACTTACTTACGACAACTAAGTTTCCTGATCCAGCTGCGGAAGTTCCGAGTCCAACGTTAGCGTTGACAAGTTTGTAAAGTCCACCTACATCATTACCATCTCTGTCAACAAATCTTGTAGCACGGACAGTTCCAAGAACGTCAAGTCTTACAGGATCTCCATCAAGATCACCAGGAATTGTGCTACCAACACCAACGGATCCAGTGTTAGCATCATAAACAAGGAATTCAGATGCACCAGCAAATCCTAAGTTGTTAAACTGGAATTGA